CTAATTTTAACATGTATTTTAGATTTTAAACGGTTTGATATAACCGTTTGAGGAATAAACTTTTAGCGAACTATTTGAAAAGTAATGGTAACGACTTGGAGACCGTGCGATTTTCAGCGTTTTGCTATGTTTTGCTGTCAAATAACTCTTATTAACCTACAAAATTACAATTTTTCTTTAGTTCATCTATTAAAAGATGAAAAATATCATCCTATACTTTCTATTTCCATCATCATATTGTAGTGTTCTATATGTCCCATTACTTTGAATATTTTTTGAAAAACCTCATAGTAACGTTCCGTTATGTCATCACTTTGTACAATATTGAAGTCATCAGGCACACAATGTGAACCATCATTTATCCAACACAACAAAGACCTACAAATTTCCTTCTCCTGTACATTATTAAATTTATCCAAAATATCGTCATCGCTGTATTTGCCAAGTATTTTGAAATATGTTTCATAGATTCTTCGCATTGTGTTTTGGATTGTGATAATTGAAAGTTTTTGTTCTTTATTTTTCAACTCATCCCATAATAGCTCATATGACCCTCTAATGGGATTGGATTTCTGATAACACTGAATTTTGGATTCATTATTGATTTTTCGCACAATCCAATAGTATGTATCATTATTACTTTTTGTCCGTCCGTCTATGAATGAAACTTCTTTGTGAAAATATATATTATGCGTTAGAATGATTAATTGCTTAATATGTCCAGTATCCTGTTTTATTCTTTTTATTTCTTCCTTGATTAAAGAACTTACTACAAATAAGATAGTACTATCCAGACTTGATATAGGGTCATCAATTACAACGACTCTATTATCATTTGTCATTTCTGGAGTCTCTCCACCTCTGACAAGTTGCATGAAGTACAAAAAAGTTATAAACGTAATTTCACCTTCACTTAATGTATCTCTAACCAATTCTCCATTTGCCCTTTGAATTTGATATGAATTATTCTCAACAGGAACAATTGTAAAATTAGTAAATCCATAAGCAGTTAAGACCTTGTTTATTTCATCTACTGAAGATTGAACGCTTGTAACCTTTTTATTGTCTTCTTTTATTTCTTTGTCTAATATTTGATAGGCTACTAATAATTCTCCACGATCTTTTTGTAGTTTTTCAATTCCTTTTGTTAAGCCTTTCTCTTTTCTTACAAATGTGTTGATGTTGTCTGCATTTTCATTTAAAATGAATTTCCATATATCTGCAATCAATGTATTTTTTGCTTTTTGGAAATTGGTAACCAATTGATTGTGCCTCTTTATTTCATTATTTGTTTCTTCTATTAACTTTATTATTGCTTCTATTAAAGCTTTGATAGACTCCAATTTTAGACTTCTGCTTGGTTCTTTTTCTTTTGCACTTAGGATTTCTTTATTTGTGGAAAACATCAAATTTAATGACTTATATAAGGCATCTATGGATTGTATATTTAGTTTTGTATTTTTATTTATTTTCCCCTGTTCTAATAATGACGATAATTCATTCAAAAAAAGTTGTAAGCCAGAGATATACTGTGCAGACAGATTTTTTACTACATTCGTATCGTTTATAAATGTTTCATTGAAATATTCCTCAATTTGCTCTTTGAATTTTTTATCTATTGTCTTCTTTTGGCAAAATGGACAAATATCAGAATCTTCCATTATATATTGTCGTCCTTGGTTTACCCAGTCATTTAGATTTAACCGTTGAATAAGAGGGGCTATTTCTATATCTGCCTTTCCTAATATTTTCTTTTCCCAAATAGGATTTTCTTCTACATCAATGAGAAATCTAATGTCCGGTAAAGAAACATGTTCAATGATTTCTGGTGTCGTATCAAATAAAGTCTTAGCCCTATTGATTAAATCATCAAAAGTGCATAACTGCTGATTGTTGCTATTAAACTCGATTTTTACTTTCTCGCAGAAACGTTCTTTACTATTCAAACAACCGACAAAGGCATCTTTAAATAATTTTTCGTGTTTTAATTTAATGTTTTTCCAACAATCATCCTTGAATTGGGAAGATAATAACTCCAATTCTTTTTGCTGGTTTTCGATAACTTTATTATTCTGAATACCTTTTTCTTTCAAATTCTCAAGTTTCTTCTTTTTGTCTTCAATAGCTGCTATTTCTTCTTTAGTAGCTGAGCCTAATGTGAAAACACCTGGGATTTGTGCTGTGCCAAAATTCTTATCCTTAAACGATTTATTATACACCAGTGTACTTAGTGGAATTCCTCCATTCCAAGAAAGTTCACAATCTTTGTACTCGCCAACAGATTTAATTACATTAGAAATAGTTGTTTTCCCACTTCCATTAGAACCATATATGAAGTTTACCTTCTTTAAATCAGATAAATATTCATCTTTAAAAGTAGCAACGTCTTTAATATGAATTTGTTCTATCATACTACACAAATATTACTTCAGTCTTACTTGAAAATTAAGTTTAAACGACAGAGAACCATCGTTTTCTTTGATAATCGAAGCATATTCATGACGAGTGGTACTTGAACGCTCTAAATAAGCGTTTGAGAAGAGGTAATCTTCAAAACGGTTGCGGTCATAGAAATGATAGCAAAGGATTTCTCCATCTTTCTTTACCACTAAATAGCCACCGTTTGCATCAAACTTTCCGCTCCATGCAGTAGCCGGCATCATGCCTAATGCCGCAGAAGTTAAAAGATGTTTGATTTTATAAGCATAGAATGGTGATGCCTGTTCTGTATCATATCCCAAAGGATTAACTTCCGTAATTAGTTCTGCTAATTCCTTCAATGTTGAGATACCGCTATTCAACTGTTCCAAAAGCAAGTTGGCAATTATGGTCGGTAGGTCTCCATCAAGCATAACAAGATTATTGCGAAATATTTGATTGTCGACCTTATCAAACACCAATTTGCCACCTTTCTTTTTAATTGCATTTACCCTGTCTATGACTTTGTTCCGTTTGGGGTTCAAAGAATTAACATAGGCAATATCTTCGTCAGAGAGGGAAACATTAACAATCTTAAAATTAAAATTTGTGGCTTTACTTGCATTTAACAGAGTCGAATCTCCTCCCAACTGAGATTTTATACTGAAACCCATTTCGGAGTTGATTTTAGTTCTACGGTCATGCAGAATAATTCGTATATCCGTTTTGTCCGATGATTTTGCCTTCAAGGAATGACAATAAATGCGATTCATAAAAGCTTCAATTTGCGGAATGGAAAAAGCTCCGTCACTTTCATTGATAGCTTTCAATAATTTCTCTGCTTCATCTAAAAACACAGAAGCAGGGATACGTAGCAAATCTTCGCCTTCGGGCGTTTGAATTACGACATTTTTATCTTGCAGGCTATAGTTATAACTACCTTCTTTTTCTTGTCGAAGAATCATAATTATTGGATAGAACAAGTTCTGAATCTTGTTTAAATTCTGGTCACCTGCATAGACTTTACCTTCACCTAATAGTTTGAGCAAAGTATATATCTCACTCCATTCTCCTTTATTTCCTGTCAGTGCCATATTTCTTGGATTTTGAGAGATTAATTCTTTTGATTATTTCCTGTGCTGTCGCTTGAATAGCCGGTACAGCGACAGAATTCCCAAATTGTTTATAAGCAGATGCATCTGCCACTCCGATTATGAAATTATCAGGGAAACCTTGCAAACGTGCCCATTCTCGTGGGGTCATTCTGCGTAAGCCATCACGATTAATTTCACCTTTAATGTTAGTAACCGGTGTGAAATCTTCAAGGCGGTTGTCAATTACAAGATTGCGTTCTCGCCCCATACCACCTACAACAATGGCATTTGCAACACCATCATCAGGTATTATTTCATATCCGAAGCCATTACCTTTTGCAGCATGTCTTTCTTTATGCGCCACAAGGGTCTTTACATATTGAGTAGAGAGGTAGTATTTTGCCGAAACAGTATTTTCTTCTTTTATATCTGCAAATGTTTTGGTCGTATCTGTCGGAGCTGGATATATAAATTCATTGACATTCTGGTCTTTTCTAAATCCAACGATATACACTCTCTCACGATGTTGAGGAACACCAAAATTCATTGCATTTACAATTTGAGGTTCCGGAACATAATAATCCAAATCTTCCCTTAAAACTTTTAGTATCGTTTGGATGGTTTTTCCTTTGTCATGAATAAGCAGACCTTTAACATTCTCCAAGAAGAATGCTTTCGGACGCTTTCTACGTATGATTTCCGCTACATCAAAAAACAAAGTACCTCTTGTCTCTTCAAATCCGAGTCGTTTCCCAGCCAACGAAAACGCCTGACAAGGGAATCCTGCACACAAAACATCAAAATCATCAGGAATAAATGATTTAGTGGTCTCTTTAGTAATATCGCCAAATGGAACTTCTCCATAGTTTAACAGATATGTTTTTTGAGCCTGAGTGTCCCATTCGGATGAGAACACACATTTCCCGCCAAGATTTTGCATTGCCATTCTAAATCCCCCAATTCCTGCGAACAAATCAATGAACGTAAATTTTGGATTATCTACAGGCAAGAACGGAACTGAAAACAAATCTGAAAATAAAGAATATTGAACACAAACATCTGAAACGCATCTTTCTTCAATTTGCTTGTTATGTACATTGTATATATCCTCTATCAATCCTTCTGCTTTAGATTCATACGGTTTTGCATATTTATATCCTTGATTATGCAGATAATGAGAAACTATTGCCATTTGTTCATCAAATGCCATAACAGTTCCATCTTCATTCAAAGAATGCGGACCATACATTTGCATAACAACCTTATTACCGCCACACATTTTTGTGATGGCTATTTTTTCGGAAGTTTTATTATCTGTATTCATATAATTCAAAATTCTATTTAAGCATTTATCTGGTTCTTTGGTTATGTCCGTTTCCCAAAATCGAAAAACTTTCCATCCTTGTTTCTGCAATTCGGCATTAACCTCTTTATCTCGCTCAATGTTTCGTTCAATTTTAGAGTGCCAAAAAACACAGTTGCTCTTATGGTCGTTCTTCCTTATCTCCCAATTTCTACCATGCCAAAATTCACCATCGCAAAATATAGCAATTTTATGACCTTTGATTGCAAAATCAGGCTTGCCAAATACAGATGTATCATTTTTGCGATACCTTACTCCGGCATTCCAAAGCAATTTGCCAAATAGAAGTTCTAATTTGGTCCCTTTGCCCTTATTGGCTACCATATTTTTATGGCGTTGTTCTTTTGTCAGGTGATCCATTGATATTGTTTTTGGAAACAGTTTACACCAAATCCAATTTACAAAGATACTCATTTTAATTCACATACAGTCTAAGGTTGGCAGATAATAATAGAAAAGGGCACAACTTTACTCATTTTTAATATGTTGTATTGGCAAAAACGACTCTTTACACAAAAAACAATACGGATAACAAGGCTTTTTAGAGCGTTTGTTATCCGCAAAAAATGAGAATTATATCTTAATACCCCGATTTTGTTTCCTTGTAGGCATTCCCAATGCTTGCATAAACTCGTCTTTCTTGCGCCTGAACCAACTGACATGTGAAACACCGTCTATGTTGAGGTTGAAATTACCATCCTTGTCCTCTTTAAGTGAACATATCGTTTTGTCTGCCCTGAAATGTTGGTTAAACTCTCGTGAATACAGTTCACCTTTAATGGAAACATCCTTGAATGCGCATAGTTTCCTAATCACGGCATCGCCAAAGTTCAGCGTATCACGCAAGAATTTAATGGTCGGCATCAGTTTTTCCACATAAGGGAAATAGCGTTTGACAAAATCCACAAACTCGGACAGCTTACTGTTCTGTTGTTCGTAAGCGTTTTTTATTTCCTGTATCTGCTTGGCTTGTTGATGTTCCCTTTGTCGGGCTTCTTCTTCAAGTTCAAGGATGCGGTCTTGCAAATCTTCATTCCTGTGTTCCAATGCTTTCATTTTCCCTCCCCCGAAAAGAGAACCCACGCTTTCTGCTATGTTGGTCGCTGCGGTAGTGGCTGCACCTTTCAGCTTCTCGGTCTGTACCTCTTTCTTGGCTTGTTTGAGTTCTTCCTGTGCCGTTTCTTTCTGCTGCTGCAAGTCCACCACCTCCGCTTTCAGACTGTCGGCAAGCCGTTGGGTGTCCCGATAATACTGTGTCGTGGACTTGTGCCGTGCCTTTGAACCCTCAATGCCACGCTGCAACCCGTACTTTGCCATCACTACGGCATAACTATCTTGATAGGATTTCAGCTTCAAGCGTGTCATGATGTCATCGGCACATAGACGGACAGTATTGGCAGGTTTCTTGCGATAGCGTTTCTTAGCCTGTTCCTCACGTTTCTTGCGCTTGCGCTCTCCCTTGACTATCGGGACGAGTGTGATGTGTATGTGTGGCGTTTCCTCGTCCCTGTGCAGGTGTGCCGCCACAATATTCTCCTTGCCGAACAGGTCGGCAAAATATTTCATATTGTCGGCACACCATTCGTCAAGTCTGCCCTCCTTTTCGATACGCTTCATATCCTCGTGCGTTCCCGACACGTTGATACGGATAGCCCGAACTTGGTTGTTCCCGATTTTGCGTGTCAGTCCCGCTTCCTCCAATCTCTTTTGAATGGCTGCCGTGCGGTCTTTTATCCCATCGGGGTAAGTGATGAGTTTTCGGTTAAGGTGCGTGCGTGTGGGGTCTGCGTTCTTCGGTATGATGAAACGCTCGATGTGGGCGGTCGTTCCGCTGTCGGAACCGTGCGCCTTTTCCATGTGTAATACTACGAATCCCATATATAATTCCTTTCTTATTCTGCTTGTGAAACATCGTTTGATTATTGCTTGTGTACGGCTGTTGCCGTTGGTCTTGGAGAGTCCAGAGAGGTGCAACCTCTTTGGCTTATTGGGGAATTTTCAGCGTTGCTTGCAATGCGGCTCGGAAAATTCCCTAATAAGCTACGGTATTTTCCATCGGTAAATACCCGTGCCGCTGCAAGCATCCCCTTACATCTTCAGCCCTTTCTTTTTCGGTGGCTGTATCATCCGCCTTGCGGATTGGACTTGCTTCCTCTCTTTTATCGGCTCAGCCGATTGGGACATGGGCTTGCCACACAGGTAATCGTTCAGGTCTTTGTGTCCGTTGTAGTTGTCGGAGAAGTCCCGGATACGTCCGCTGAACTCTCTCGCCAATTCCAAGTACGCATTTCTTCCTGCCTCGTCATTGTCAAGCAGGCAGTGGATGCGCTCATAGCCGTGGAGCACATCCATTGCTTTGGAAACATTGGCAACCGAATTGAGGATGATGTAATCCTGCCTGTCAAGGTTGGGCATGGTCGGGCAGTTCCTCATCCGTAACGCAAGAAATGACAGGTAGTCCATCATACCCTCGAATACGAGGCATTTCTCTCTCGGCTCTCCCTGCTGACGGATATGGCTGATGTCCTTCGGTGCGATACAGCCCTTGAAGAAACGGTTGCGCACTTCATACCCTCCTGCCACATTCGGGAAACCGATGGCGAAATAGGGCTTGCCGTTATGGATGAAATGTAGTTCCTTACATTCCTGCCTTGCCAAGTCGGTGTTTATGCCTCGTTCCTGCAAATAGCTGAGCAATGCAGGATGGGTAAGTTCTCCTATTTCTAAATGTTGGAAACCCGGTTCGGATGCTTGCTGGCGAAAAGAGAAAGATACGGGACGGATGTGCGGTACTCGTTCCGCTATCTTGTTAAGCAAATAAGGCACGTAATCGGACTCATATAGTTCCTCTGCCAATGCGATGATGTTGCCGCCTTTACCAAGTCCGAAATCGTACCATTGATTAAGTTCGGTGTTTACCTTGAACGAGGCGTCTATTTCCTCTCTCAACGGTGATTTATACCAAAGGCTGTTGCCTTGTTGTTTGACGGGCGTGTAGCCCAGACTTTGCAGATAGTCTGCAATGCGTATGTTTTTTACTTCCTGTATGTTCATAATTTTCCTATGGTTTGATGATGATTGTAAAACCGATGAATTGATGAATGTGTATGCCAAGCTATTGGATAGCAGTATTATACATCCTTATCATAATTTCATCAAAGCACTTACCAAAAGAGAAAATCATCATTTGCCTTATCGGGCTTGGTCTGCCTGACCTGTTTTCTCTTTTCATCAGCAAGTTATTTTTGATGAGTATTTGATGAGAAAGTAATCCTTTGCATATCAGTACAGTTATATACTTATTCATCATTTCATCAAAATAATCAGAGTATTGCCAGCTGTTCTCTTGTTACGGTATAGAACCGTCCGATTCTTCGTATGGGAGAATATCGGCACTCTCGGGTATAGTCCACTTGATAGGTGGTGTAAGTAAGTGTATTCGGTGCAGGTGTTAGTTTCCAACACTCCTGCAATACCTTACGGACTTGGTGCTTCTCCACCTTTATCTGCGAGTGTACCAACAAAAGAAGAAGGTCGTTGTAACAGAATGAGAATGTGTCCGTGCCGACACTATCCATGATGTCAAGGATAAGTTCTTGCATCTCTAACTCCAATCGGTTGCGGTTGCTGCGGATAATCTTCTGCAAGGCTTCGGTATGTAGCAATGAGGGGGCAAACCACATACGGCTTTCCTTTTCGGTGGATAGTTGTCTATGTTGCAGGAAATGGAGAAAGGCGGGTGTCTCCGCTTTCAGCTTTTGCAGGAAGTCGGTATCATCGGACTGCAAGCGGTCTATCTTGCGCACCCAATAGCGTGTTTCTCCTGCATCTATGATTACGGGCAGATACTCGTTGTTGGAGCATAGCACGAACTTGGCAAAGAACGCTATCTCGTCACGGTCTTTGCCTTTGGCTTCCACCTTATAGGATAGTGTTGTACTGAGGTTCTTCAACCTCTCGCTGTCCTCCCTGCGGTTGAGCAGCACCTCATCCACCACGATAAGGAGTTTTCCAGCCCAATCGGAATTGAACTGGCTGCGGAAATCCTCGTTGGTGTTGAACGTGACATTGTTCTGAAAGAGGGCTTTCAGAAAGTTGAGAAACGTACTCTTACCCGTGTTGCGTTCTTCCGATACCAGCAGCAGGATGGGCAGTTTTTGGATGGGTTGCAGGTAGAGCAGCTGCAGATAGTCCATCCCCAACTCGTATTGCTCTCCGAAAATGTGCCGTATCAATGATTGGATGTGCGAGAAATCACCTTCCTTTGGTTGGTGGTCTATCGGTTCATAGAGGTTTAGGAACTTACCGACCACGGGGCGGTAGCCGATGTGTTCGGGTACGGTGCAGAAACCGTCATACTTGGGAACGCTGCCGATGTAATCCTTGCCATAGTCTTGGCGCAGGGTTTCGTTGTTCCACGCGATGCGTTTCTTTACATACCCTCCGTTCAGTCTTGGCTGCTCCACAATCTTGTAGAGCGTTGTGCCCACTCGGATGAACTCTTCTTTTGCCACGCTGCCATCTGATGGCGGCTTGTGGCTGTCTTGTTGTTTGTTAGCTGACATAATCAAATGGTTTTAAGTTTGAAAAATACCAGCTACAAAAGTATAAGTATTTAATGGATAAGTTGTTACGCAAAATATAGCAGAATGTAGAAAAAAGCCCCTCGGAGCAAAAACTTTCAATGGTTTGGCAATGGAATCGGATTGGAAAAACGAAAAAACTCCCGAAAAACGAATGGTTACATTACGCTTTTTCGGGAGAAAAAATCAGAGTATCTGTCGTGTTGTTGTACTGACTTGCGGATTTACTGACTGCATTACGTCAGTTCCTCATCCCAATCTACGAGAGGTATTTGGACTTGGCTATATCGGTACTGTTCAGCGAAAAGAAGATGGCTTGTTTCTCTTTTCGCAAGTACAGCCTTTTCAGAATGGCGTTGCGCACCTGCTTCGCTCCGAATGTGCCGAAGTGGAAGGCGAGGGCGATTATCGTTTCAAGGTTGTAAAACTCCCTGCTGTACTTGTCGGATAGGCAGATGGTACGCTTTATCTCGTACTCTCTCAACACGCCACTCTTGCAAAGAGCCTTTATCCCTGCCCGAATGGTCGGGGCGGTGACATTGAACAACTCGCAAAGTTCCCATTCGCTCATGGCGGTTGCCTGTATATCGGTCGGTAGGACTACTATGCCGTACTCGTCTATGCTGATGATGTTCCTTTCTGCTTTCATTACCGTTTGATTTAGTGTTATTAGATGGCACTGCAAATGCTTTTCTCCATATCTCCCAATTTGTCTGATAGTTGTTCCAAGTCCTGACTAATCTTTTGGGCGGTTATCTTCGCATAGATTTGGGTCGTTTTTATGTTGGTATGCCCCAACAGTCTGCTGACGGTTTCAATGGGTACTCCGTTGGATAGCAGAATGGTTGTTGCTGCCGAATGCCGGGCAACATGATAGGTAAGGTGCGTTTTTATGCCGCACAGTTTGGCAATGGTTTTCAGTATCTTGTTGCAGGTCGTGTTGCTTGGCATTGGGAATACCTTGTTGTCCCTTGTCATGCCTTTGTACTTTTCAATGATACGTTTAGGAACATCCAACAGACGAATATTCGATTCGGTGTTGGTCTTCTTTCTTCGGGTGATAATCCAAAGGTTGCCGTCAAAGAATGTTTGCAGGTTGTCTTCCGTGAGGTTCTTAACATCGGAGTATGCCAATCCTGTAAAGGTGGAGAACAGGAATAAGTCCCTGACAAGCTCGTGTGTCTTGTTGGGCATTTCGGTATTCATCATGGTGTGTATCTCCTCTTTGGTGACATACCCCCTGTCCACGCTTTCGGGAGAGTTGATATACCCTGCAAAGGGGTTGAAAGGCAAACGACCATCATTCCTCGCTATGGAAACGATATGTTTCAACACAATCATGTAGCCCCATATCGTGTTGGTGCGGCATTTCCTGTCCGTGCGCAGGAAATACTCGAAATCGTTGATAAATGTGAGGTTCAACTCTTTAAGGGGAATGTCGTTCCGCTTGTAGGTATGCGGAAGAAACTCGCAGAGGTGTTTGTAAACGGTTTTGTAGCGTTGGTATGTTCCTTGCGCCCTGCTGTGTCCGACTTTCTTGGCAAACTCACTGTTGTGCTGCTCAAAGAGTTTCAATAGGGTTTCCTGCTTGACACCGATACCGAGATAGGCATCTTTGAGTTTGGCGGCAGTGACATATCCGTCCGTTTGCATCAGTTCCTGATAACGGCGGTTTACCTCCACACGGATTTTATCAACGGCAACGTTGATTTTCTGCGCTTCGGCACTCTTGCCCGAAGCACGGTTGTTCTTCACGTCCCACAACCGCAAGGGAACATCCATCTTGCAGCTGAACTGCTTGATTTCTCCGTCAACGGTAAGACGGCACATCAAAGGCAGGTTGCCGTTGGGCTTTTCGCTGCCTTTCTTCACGTAGAATAAGACCTTAAAAGTACTTCTCATAACTCACTTTTTTTTGTTACAAAATTAGTTTATAGTGAGTTACCGACAGATACGACAAATGACGCCAAACAATGAAATCTTTCGGTTTCGCAAGAAATTTTCATCATCACACGGGTAATGATAAAGTAACTGAACTTTTGCGCTGTTTGGCTATATTGTGGTTCTCTTTGGCTTTTTGCCGAGAGAAAAATATAGCGTAACGAACGCTTTTTCAGTCTGTTCGCTACGCTTTTCTCAATTTTGCTTTCTCGCTATGTGTTTATTTTATGCAAAACAGAACA